CATCTGTATCTAACATACCCGCCAAATATGCTTGCCTCTCAACATCTTTCATTTTACTCCATATCTTAGTACTGGGATTTCTTTCTCTTTTTGGTCTCTTATTTCTTAACACATCACTGATATCTTTCCATTTTAAAACACTATAATCCTTTATTTTTAATAAAATCTCCTTGCTGTCCTTCAACCCAAATGCTAATCTCCAAGACCTTTTTCCTTTCCTTATACTATATGACTTAGCATATTTCTCTCCTATTTTTTCTAAATATTCTTTATCTAATGATATTAGCTCGACTCTTGGATAACTATATTTTTTGTCCTTTACATAATAGTTTGCTAAGAAAATATAACCATCTCCATCTATCGCCCCTGCTAAATATGCATAATCTAAACTATTCATAGCACCACCCCATCTAAAACTTAATACTATCTACTTCATTTCATTTAACTCTTGCCAATTTCATCCTTAACTGCATCGATTGCTGCTGATAAAATTCTTTCTTCCTCTTCTGATAATTTCTCGCCTCGCGCAATTTTGCTCATTATTCTATCTAATACATCATCACTCTTCTTCTGTGAGAGCCATTCTCTTTTTCTCTGTCTGGCTTCTCTTGTACTCGGCTCGTCCTCTGCGCCTTTTGGCGGCTTTGGTCTTAAGTGGTGATAGTAGACCCAACCACACAATCTTTCATTATTAAGTTTATCCATACACCTATCCCAAAATTCTTTTGGCGGTCTAAGGTCATTTGGTTTCTTTATTTCTTCCATTTCCTTCAAAAGCTCGTTAATCTCTTCTTTCTTTAAATTTAACAATATCTCATCAATAACACTCAATGTCTTCTCAATTTCCTTTTCCGCCTCTCTTCTCTTAACAACACTCTCAATTTCTTTAGCCATTTTTCGCACATTCTCCAATGCATCTTTCAACTCTTTCTCTCTTGCCATCATCTCTTTCTTTCTCTGCGCCCTCCATCTAATTGCACCACATATCCTTCTCGCCCTCTCCTCACTTCCATACCTCTCCTTCATATCTCTAATACACTGCTCCCATGGATACTTTGCCTTCTCAATCTCACCCATCACATAATCAATTTCTTTTCCTATTAGCTCTTTTACACTTTCATCACTCACTTCAAGCTCTTTTTCCACCTCTTCCTTGCTAACCATTGCTCCCATCAATGCCAACATATCAGTAAATTTATCCATTACACCATCCACAATGCTCTTCTCTATACTTGATAAAAGGTCATAACTCTGTCCATATATCACACTCGCCACTTCATTCTTGTAATCTTCTTTAATCACCTCGCACACTTCACATTCATTAATCGTCGCCTTCTCCAAATCAAACATCTCTTTATCCACACCATACTTATCAATAATAGACACACTCTTTGCAAATTCGTTAATATCTTCAATCAATGCCGCCAAGTTGGCTGGATTCTCTACAAGACTAATCTCGCCAAGTTGAATGTTTCTCAACACACTAACCTCTTTACTCTGACCATTCTCCTTTATCACTTTCAACTCCTTTTCACTATGCCCACCGATACTAAAACCTTTTATCTTTCCCTCCTTTATTGCCTTCCATACAGCATCATCAATCGCATAGTCTTTATTTATCTTAGCCAAAATCTTCACACCTAACTTGCCCGTTGCTTCATTCTTATCTATCCACCATGAAAGAACCTTGCCAACAATCTTATTACCATGCCCATAAACCAAATGCCCTCCCCTATCCATAAATTTAATCATTGCCCTTTTCATCTCCTCGACTGGCACAATATCACTCTGAGCATCTTCAATCTCTACACTCGCAAAACCTTCCACTAACCTTTCATCCATATCCTTTACTATCAACTTCATACAATCACCCAATTATTTCTTTGACCTTTTCAATCACATCTCTTCCTTCCTTAATTATTTTCTTCACTTCATCTTCATCAATTCTGTCATCTTCCATAGCACTAACCAATGTTATAAGAAGCTCTCCCACTTCTCTAAGCATATCAAGCAAACTCTTCACTTTCCTAAGTAGACCAAAATATCCTAAAATTATCACAATTGCAGTAACCACATACGCAATCATATCATACATGTCAATCACCCCCTCTCTATTTCTACTTTCTTATTTATAAACTTTACCGCACTTGGCACTTTACCCTTTTCCCATGACTGCATAATATCTTCCTTCATATACGCCCTTACTATCGCGCATCGACATAAAGGATGAGTCTGATATCCTCTTGCCTCGCCACCTGTCACATCATATATTATCTTTCTTAACCTTTCTAAACTCACCCCCTTACTCGTTCTCCTTGCCACCTCTCTACACTTCTCACATACTCTAACATCATCTTCAGTAATGTATCTAAAATATCTCACCCTCGTCTCACTCTTGTATATCTCCTCCCGCACTCTGTTAGCAAAGTTCGCTAACTCTGTCACAGCTATCATTTCCGCCTGCTTCCTATCAATACCTAATGCCATTATCCTCCTCACCACTTTCTCCTTGTTTACCCAATCACCTGATAAAATTGACTTCTCTAACACTTTATTTATCAATGCACTCTTGCCCTTCCCCACTCCTTCATACTTGTCCCAAAATCTTGTATCTTCCAACACTTTCTTAATAAAATCTTTGTCATATTTCCGCACTGCTCTGTGAAATCCTTTCTTCAAAACCAAATAATCAAAATCATCAACTACCGTCGTAAACCACTTGAAACTTTCCTTACCAATTTCAGTAAATAAATCTTTCAATCTCATTTAACTATTACCCCCTCCTCTTCCCACCAAATCATTCTAATACTCATATCCTCTGCTGCTCCACTCTTGTTCGTATAAACAAATAATAAATCATAGTCATCTGGTGGTATTAAGACCGCTTCTCCAACCTCTGCAACCCATCCTGTTGCATGCACTCCAGTTCCTCCCGGAGCAACTGTCTCATGAACTTTCGTTGCCCCTGTTGTATCATACACGCCCCCATACCTAACCTCTACTGATGATGTAATGCTACTTCCAAGATTCAAATTAATTGGAGTTATTGCTGTCCCTGGAGTCGTTACACTAACATTTCTGTATACATCAACCCATCCCTGTGCATTTGATGAACACTCTACCGCAACCATATATATTGTCCTTGTATTTGTTGAAGGATTTTTAAAATACATGTATACAGAATCATCTGCTGCTACAGCCTCATATCTCTTTGAGACTGAAAACGCATACCCATCTCTTATTTTCTTTAATAATATTGTCCTAATCAAAGACACGCTTTGCATACTATCACTTTGCTGATAATTTTAAAGTTACCGTATCTCCAGCTGAGCCAGCCGCTGCAGAACTTAATCGCACATAACGCCATGGATTCCATAACACATCTTTATATGATGTCTCGGCAGAAGCCGAAGTATACTCAGTATGCCAATTTGTTAAGTCATCACTACCTTCCAATGTAAATGTCGTAGCAGTATCTGCACTTGCATACACACCAAGCAATCTTCTCCCATCGGTATCTAAAACAATACTTTGATTAGAAGTCTCGTCTGCACCTATAAGCTTTATACTCACAACACCATGCACAACTTCACCCATACCATCACCCCACTAACATCTTACTCTCCCGCCGACTTGGTAACATTGGCTCACCTTCCACTCTTTGCTCTGTTCTTCTCTCACCACTCCATATTGGCTCGCCCTCAAAAAACTGTGCCTCAGTAATAATGCCATCCTCTAACCTTGCATTCTCTCTCGCCCTCGCCCTTTGCCTTATTTCCTCTTGACTAATCTCACCACCTTCCTCAAAATCAAAGTCTATTCCATCTTCAGTTTCTTTCATCTTTGCCTTATAGCCAAGTGCCACTAACCTCTCAGCCTTTTGTATTCTCATAAGCTCTCTATGTATCTGTGCCTGTAGGTCTTTCTCCTCGTGTGGCTTCAACTGTATTAACCAATCACTTACTCCTAACTGCTCACAAATCCACTTCAATATCTTCTCATTTACTAATCTCTGCTCCATCTCCACTGCCCTATTTGTCACTGTTATCTGCAATCCTTGATTCGTTAGTCCAGCTCCAGTACTTAAGTCGCCCTGAAAAATTGGCTGCACTCCATACAACGCACCAATTGTCCTTCTCAACTCTTCTCTATATGCAATAAAATCAATCTCTTGACTCTTAACTGTCATATCAATCCATTCTGCCACCCTCTTGCTTGCTGTTAAATCCGTTCCCTCGACTGCCAAAGGATACACCATATTCGGATTAAGCCTTGCCTTCTCTTCCAAATCCTTCCATGCCTTTGCAATACTCTCTCTATTGCCTCTCAAAATCAAAATACCTTTAGGTGTTCTTTGCAAATGATAACTCGTAAGCACAAAGTAATCCATTTTCATCAAAACCATCAACTTCATCCAAATGCTCATTACCGGACTAAATCCATATCCTATTCCAGAAGTAAACTTCTTAACATGCAACACTTCGCCTGCTGTATAATATATCGTCTTCCCTTGCTCCATTGTCGCCCTTACACTTCCCAATCCTGTCCCCATATGCATTACATAATGCGCTACATACATCTTCTTACCACAAACCTGACACCTTGCCTCTTCAACCATATCCACTGGCACATACTCAGCCCTATCTCTATGCATTAAACAAGTCATTACCACTCGCCCATCGTCAGTCATTCCCATCTTGCCATTGCTGTTAATTATCATTTTTATGAAAACATTACTTCCTCGCAGTATCTCTTTCACCTTTGCACTCTCAACCTCTCCATCGCCATTAAACTCATACTCCTTTATCACCACCACAAACGCATTATCCGTTACATTAATATCTGTCAATAATGCCAAAAGCACATCAATTAAATTCTCATTATTTGTGTTGCATCTCTCCAGCCATTGCTTTAAAACTCTTTTCTCCATTGTATTCGGTTTTACAATCTTATCACTTCCGCATACTGGACACACATCACTCACAGCACTTAATTCCTCTTCGCAACTCTGACACTTTGCCACCCACTTTGGTACTATCATCAATCCGTTTCTTACCGTCTCCCATGTCAATGCTCTTATCACAGTCCTTAAAATATCTGAATAATAGTACATGTCGTAGCAAAATCTGAAATTGAAAGGCAACATTGGTATTCTTGCCACATCATTGACCGTAGCCGTCCCTACATAACTATCAACCGGTCTAACATAGAATGGGTCTACTTTCATTTCTGGTTTCTCTTTCTTAAACTCAAACACTCCTTTCAACCTATCTACCCAACTCATAACAACACCTCTATTATTAAAGTGATTGCCGTTGCCAATACTGCTGATAACAAAGTCACTATCGCATAATCTCTAAACTTCAATTTTTCTCTTAACCCTTTCAACTGACCATTTCTCAACTTATTATATGTCTCTTTTATCTCTTTCCTTAGACCATCGCATTCATCCTTCAAGTCTTCTATATCCTTTTCAATGTTATCTCTCGCCTCTTCCAATTTCGCCACAGCAATTGCCAAATTCTTAATAGTCTCTAAATCTTTGCTCATTATACTTAATCTCGTCTTAATATCCTGCACATCCATTTTGAGCTGTTCTAAGTCATTGTTATTAACCATTTCCATCACCACATTGTCACAAACCCACAACATGCCTTATACCAGACATCCTTATCTCCCCATCCAAACTTGCCTTCACTTGACCATTCATCGTTCTGTGGCTCATAAAAGTAAATTCTATACTCATCATACTTATACTTAACTTCGCTATCTGGATTTCTCTCCCCCATTACATTCAACACATTCCATGCATGATATCCAATTGGTCTCGTATTACAATACTTATCAGTAAATATCCCGCCAGTTGCTATCCCACATACATTCTTTCCTGTCATATATGTACAAAGTCCTTTAAACATTATTGCAAAATTATCACAATCCAACACTTCCTCTGCCCACTTCAAAGTATCAATAAAAGTGCCATCTATCAATCTCTTATACTCACTCTTACTCATCCCATAAATATCTCCGCCAATGTTAAAATTATAAACAACTCCACATGTCAACCCTGCTCTTATGTAATTATGCACCCAACCAGTTGCTCCAGTATCATCTTTATCTGCTACTTTGTACGCACGAAACCTATAAGCATTCTTCATTATATCATGCAACACTAATATTGCACTTAACCTATCCTCCAGTGAACTGAACTTAACTTTTTGTAAATAGTAGTTGTAAACACTGCCCACTTCACTTAACATCTCTTTTCTTCTTTTCTCTAAATCACTCTTATCAATAAATTCATTTGCCACCTCTCTCACCATCTCTGGAAACATTCCATATAAGAACTCTACAATTCTTTCAATCAACCCCATATCACCATCCCCCCACAGTATACTTTGTACTCATCACACTTCCCGTCTTCACTCAGCCTCTTCTTGTCCGGCTCATAAACTAATAACTTCTTATTACCACCATCATTCACTAATAAAATGTTAAACGCTACCTCTTCACTGCTCCCATCCTTGTACTCTCTTATTCCTGTTGCAACTCCAACCCAATTTAACTTTGTTGCCAAACCTGTATATGTAGCTATTACAAACGCATTATTTTTATTGAAAGCCATCTCAATCTCTTCACCCACCAACCTAACTATTTTCTCTGCATTCTTTCTCTCTATTACTGCATATTCTTTATCAAACAACAAAATCCCTATCTTTACATATCCCTTGAAAACCACATGCTCTTTAATCAAACTAAGCACTTGCTCTCTATCCATTAAACTATACTCTACCTTGACATCCTCACCATATATCCTTTCCAATATACTACCACACTTCTCTTTGTCGAAATCCTTTACTAATATACTCGTACATACATCAAATGCATTGTATCCCAACATTCTATCCAAGTCATCTAATGTATATCTATCTATACCACTATACTGCACTGCTAAATCCTTTCTTTGTGAAAATATCCATCTTAATATATCTTTAATTATCTTCATTTCATCCACCCTCGCGAAATTTTTGCCTTAGCTGCAAATATAACTCTTTTAAACTTGATACATCTTCTCCCGCTATCCATCTGTCCAAAATCTCTTCCCTTATCTCTCTTAACTTCTCTACTATATATTTCTCTGATTCATCTACTTCATAAATTATGTAATTTCCTTCTGCAACATTTCTAACTTCGATAATCCGTGCTGTTCTATACTTGTTCTTTATTCTTTCTATCATCTCATCCTCTCTTCCCCTTTCATACTCAGTAACATATCTCATATACATCACCCTGTTAATGTTATGTCGTACTTCACTACACCCTTACCCCGTATCTGAAAATTCCTAACATATGCTGGAACTGACGAATCCTCGCACTTCGCATATAATTGAACCGTATCCCCCGGATTCCATCCTGAAATATCTTCAGTAAATCCGACATAATCTGTATTCCTAGCTGTTCTCTTAGTCCCGACTGCTGTGCCATTCCGATATATCCGACCATATACAGTTTTATTAAAACCGTCTGGCCTTAATTCAAAATAAACTCTTATAGTCGCATTGCTTGGAAACGCTGATGGTAATGTAAACTCTTTTAACTTAACATAAGTCAAACTTGTAGTACTTTCTTCTGTTGAATCTTTAATCTGTATATCATTTGAAACTAAATACATTGTCTCTGCCTTTACTACCAAATCTGTTGCATGATTTCCATCCACACTATCTGCATCTTTGCCTGTTAATGTTGGTGGTATCCGCGCTAAAGGTATCAGCGCACTACTATCCAAATCACAATAACCATTAGCCACACCCTTATTCGCCACTTTCTCTAAATCCGCTCCCTCATAACCATCAACACTATCCGCATCCTTACCAGTAAGTGTACTTGGTATCCTTGCCAACGGCACTAAAGCACTTGCATCTAAATCACAATATCCATTCGCCACTCCTTTATTACTTACATGCTCAAAAGCACTTGCATCCTCACCATCCACAGTATCCGCATCAATACTTCCCTGCACAAACATCCTATAATCAATAACAGCGCCACTTGTATTCGTACTTCCCGCCGTCACTTTCACAAACGCCAATAAACACTGGTCACTATTTGGTTTAGGTGGCACTGGGTCTGCATCAGCCGTTCCAGTCAATACTGTCAATGAACTTGTACTCGTATCATAAACAACAGTATCATATCTGTCGTATGTTGCATCTGCTGCTGCTATCGCCAAACTCCCTCTCGTCACACTATATGTCGTATTCCCCTTTCTTATCGTACCACTTGCCACACTTACAGTCATATCAGTAGCACTATCACTCACAGCACAACCACTCACTACACCAAATAAATTAGCCGCCTTCTCAATTGCATCAAAATACCCTGCAAACAACTTACTCACTTTATCAGTAATATCACTCATCTCACATCACCACCTACTGACTCACAGTTATCTCCTCTTCAATCTCAATCCTCACCTCAGTACTACTATCCTTCAATAAAGGCGAAAATATTTCCCTAAATCCCATATTTCCGCCACTTGATGCGTCAAACCCACCAACCTCATTCAAATAATATCCATTTGCCTCTGATGTCAATATTGTTAATTGAAAAGTTACAGTATTTTCCGCTGTTGTTGTCGCAGACCATGCCTTTCTCAAAAGCTCACTCTCCAACCCTGGGTCTGATACAGTTGACTCTGTTGCACTACTTCCTGTTGTATTACCACCCACTGCACCATAAGTCCAAGTAGATGTCAAATAACTCTTAATATTACTCTTCACTCCTTCCAATAATGTTGTCGTATTAACCATTCACACCACCACCTAATACTCTTTTTGATAATGTAACTGCCAGCCTGTTGTCTGAATCGTTCCCACCGTCACCTCTCCACATGTCACCAAACCACATATCGCACCACCCAATGTTACATTTTTATACACACTAATCTTTTTAAGCTTTACTATCACATTTATTTTTTCTTTGAAATAATAATACTTTGTCAAAATGTCCTCTGCCAAATGCTCAAGCTCTAATAACCTCAACCTCTCTTGTATCTTTTTAGCCCATTCAAATATATTAAACATTAAACTTCCAATCTGTAGCTCAGCGATTCCATTCTTTAACTTTACCACTTTAACAATAAAACTGCCACTCACTTTATTTCTTAAATCATTCACAGTTACCATCTTCCCCGCCCTCACATCGCTTGTTATGTACTGCTTTATATTCATAATTACTTTAGTAACTCGTTCTGGCTCTTTAAACTGACTCAAAAACTGTTTTGCTACTCTCTTTGCAGTATCAATATCTTTTATCCACAACGCCCTTTCCTTCTTTGCATACAATCCATACCTCTCTATACTATCTCCCTCACTCATATTCAAATATACTGGCTTCTCATAAGTATAATAAAAATCAATCGAAACACTACTTCCCGGCGCAGTATCAAAAGTTATCTTCCCAGCATCATCATCAACCTCGTAACTATCCTTATCCTGTAAAACACCACCAACATAAACCTCTACCGCACCTTTTGGCTTATATGTCAATGTAAACTCGGTTGTTGTCCCATCTCCCGTCGCTGTATCATGATGTCTGTATGTTATAACACTTCCAATTAAATATAAATCATTTACCATCTTGTCTCTCTTCTCAATCCATTTATCGATTCTTGAATTTGTATTAGTTATCGTAAAACTTGCACTCTGATACCCTTCTGGCTCAAAATTTATAGTCGTCCCCTGTATCCTTAACTGATAATTTACCAACTCAGCCAATCTCTGCAACACATCCATCAAATAATCCTTTGCCACAAACTTATCCAACACAATACCCGTTCCCGTTGCTGGATAATACTCACAAGTTAAATTAGTATAACTCTCAATCAAATCATCAACAATATCCGCCACATCCTGACTATAATACACTTTATTCACATAAACTCTGTTAAAAATATCCGCCCAACTGTTCATACTCACATTCACCAATCCAATCTCATTCCTCTTATTCTTCACATATCCACCCAACACAAACTCTCCGCCCAATACTATCTCTGCTTCCTCTTCAATAAGCACATCCTCTTTCATTGACAACTTAACTTCTGCAGTATCCACCATCTCCCTTGCTGCTAAATTTATCTCATACTCTACAATATCACTTCCAACATATACTTCCTTACCTTTCAAAAACTCTAAATCATTACTCCTAATCCATACATAATACTTATTCCCAACCTTTCCAACTTTCTCAATATACCCGCCAAACTTTATTTCACTTGTACTCGAATCCTTTACAATAATAAAATCGTTCTCCTCTGCACTTGACAAATCAGTACTTGTTATGATTCTATACACCGCCCAATCTGATTCATATGACACTTCATTGTAATCCAATTCAAAAATTGCCAATTCACATCACCCTGTTGTCAATTCTATAACATTACCCATCTCAAACTCTGCACTTATAGTTGCAATATAACCCTCTCCCTCATTCTGCACTATATCAAACCTTGTTATCACTCCAGTCCTATTAAAATTCCAAAAATCTATATAAATTGTATACTTCACCCCCATCTCACCACTTCCAAAATATGTCATCACTGTATTTATTTTCGTATAAAAATCCACTTGTGTATTTTCTGAAATTACCCATTCAATTGTTAATGTTTGCTTCGTTCCGCCGATGCTCATGACATCTGGATTGTCTTCATCTGGTATTACCACTGACATCGTTGGTGTCGATACCTTAAGACTTAATCTTCTCGTTGCCCCTTCACTCTCCACATCATAACTACTACTTGCCCCAGACTTTGTTATAGTTATCGTCACATTGCTCCCCTCCGCATTATCTCATCTACTATTCTCTCTGCAATCTCATCCTTCAACCTACCAATATCCACATCACTCTCTACTCTATCCACATTCACATTAACATTGATATTAAAAGTATGTCCGCCTTCTACATTCTTCCATGATGGTATCACTTTCTCTCCTTTGTGCATTACATACAGCCCTGTCTTTGGAATTATTCCGCCAGTCTGCATTAACAAATGTCCTTTCCTTCTCCAAAAAGTCTCCCCTACCTCATATCCACCTCTCTCCTCAGCACCACCTAACAAAGTATCTAACTTCTCACCTAAATCTCTAAGCTGTGTCTCAATATTACCAAAAGTCTCACCAATACCACCTCTCATCGCACCATATATTCCACCAACAACTGGTATTGCTCTAATTCTCTCATCTATGCTCTTTATTATTTTCATAAACAATTCAACAACTGCTCCTGTAATTGTACTTACAATATTACCAAAACTATCTTTGAAAGTCTTTATCGCGTTATTTACATAATCAACAAATCCTTGCCACTTCTCACTCAACATATCCCATAAATCACTCAACTTAATATCCAAAACCCAATTATCCCACTTGCTCTTTAAACTTGTCCATAGTTCAATAAAATCGACGCCGTCCCATATCTCACTCCACCTATCTTTAATTTTCTTAAACATATCTGCAATTGTACTACTCAAGTTCTCTTTAAACTCACTCGGCTTTATACCAAATAATTTCATTACTACATCTAAACTACTCATACCTGGCACTGCACTAACCGCCGTTACAATTGCATCACTCAACTTCTTTTCCAGTGGCTCTCTAAACCACTTCAGCACATTTTGATTAAAAGGTAAAATCACATACTTTAACAATAACATTAACACTGGCACTACAACCATCCCAACTGCATCTGCTATCGGCTTAAACAACATTCCAATTGCATAATCAAATAATTGCATTGCTGCCTGAAAATGCCCACTAAACCTTGCTCCTCTCATTGCCAAATCTTTCAATATATTAATTATCTGTCCCGCTATACTCATTATTGCAAAAATACTCAAAATTAATGGTGACTTCTCACCAAGCCATCTCTCTATCCCTCCTAACAATCCACCTCTACCACCAAATATTCCTCCCATTCCCTCTGGCTCTTCCCTTGCCTCTGCCACTCTCTGCTCTTCAATCTTCACATCTCTAACCGCACTCTCTAAGTCACTTCTAAACCTATCAATTAAAGATTTCCAATCCTCTGCCTCTATTCTAAATCTAAGAGTCCGCTCCAAACATCACCACCCCTTGACTTCAGCTCTATTATGAAAGTCATTATTTTCACTAATTTCTCGTACTCTATCGCATCCACTTGTTCTGGAGTCCATCCAAACAACCATGCACATAAACCATACACCACCACATCTTCTATCTCTTCCAACCTTCCATACTGCACTGCCCATTTTATCTCACTTACATCTATGCCATTAAAGGGACTAACAACATCACCACCCTTTCCAACTTTATCCCTTCATCAACATCTATCTCATCTAACATCTTTCGCACATTCGTTACAACTCCCTCTGGCTCTATCCTTTTACATAATTTAACAATTGCCTCTGTCGCCATTCCAAATAAATCTACATCTATATCCAATCCTATACCCTTGCCCTTTGTCTGTATCTTGCTCTTCACAAACTTTTTTCTAAACTCATTCAACTCGCCATAAGTTGGTTTTCTAAAGTACATTGTTATCTCTTGACCTTTATAATTTATCTTTATTCCACTCTCTAAAATGTCATCTATATCTAATTTGTCTTGCCTCTCCCCTTCTTCCATTCTAATCACCTTTAGCTAATACTCAGCGTCCTTGCTCTAAATGTCACATCATAATATATCACTTCATTTATCTCTGTAGCATAAGTCACTTCATCCAACATCACTCCACCTAAATCAAATGTGTATGTATCTACTCCATCAGTAAATACTAACTTCGCTGTCGTCTCACTAACACTTGCTGCTGGTGCTGTTGACCCAGTACTCCCACTATACAAATAACTTATCAAATCATCATCTTCTGCAATTATCGTAAACCTTCCGTCTATATTGAATGCCCTCCCAACTGGCTTATATCCAACTCTACTGCCAAGCTGTCCTAATATTTCAGCATTAGTATTGAATGTAAAACTCACATTCTGCACTCCCGCTAATGAACTCGTGTTTGGCAAATACAATGTCCCTTGTGCAAATGTCATTGGTGTTCCAGTCTCTTCTACATTACTATCCAATGTCGCTTCAGTACTTGCATTAGCAAACACACCATCAAAACTAATCCTCACAACATCATCTACTCTTGTATCCACTCTCATCCTCGTAATCACACTACCTAATAAAAGATTATTCACACTTTCCGTTGCCGCAAATCCACTTGCAATCGTAATACTTGAAACACTTGTCGCTGGCGTGTATGGCGAAGAACTACTACCTGTCAATGCCTGTGCCCAATCCAAATTACTCAAAATAGCATCCACACCCCATGTCCCTCTAAACCTCTTTGCCACTATCTTCCTCGCCTCTCTACTCGCCAATCCATACAAAGCCTCTACACTATTACCAAAAGTCACTCCTCTCATCCTCTGCTCTACACCAAAACTCTTATCCAAAGCCAATGGCTCAGTCCCAAAAGTCGTTTCATATCCAAAAGCTAATATGGCAGCTGCTCCAGTCGCAGGACTCATACATACTCACCCCCACTAACTCACTACAAAAAAGACTACTTTATACTATATAAAATTAACTCTGCGCTCTATTAAAACCATACATCCATTCGTAAAAATGCCAATCTCTCAACTCACATAAACCAAAATACTCGACTATTTCCTTTCCATAAAGCTCGCATTGACCACAACGCCTTAATACTAATTTCCCATACTCGTTAAAATATGCAATCACGCATTCTATTATCATATCACCAATTATCATTTCAATTTCCATCTACAGTCACATTGAATATAACTACATGC